TTATGCGCATGTATACGGAAAAATGCGAGGCGTACCTTTGGAAGGGGCGAAAGAGTTTGTGTCGGCTTACAACGAAAACCCAGACACGGACTTCCATACCATGGTGGCGGAGATGGCTAACATCCCGCGGAAACAAGCCAAGACGATCAACCTTGGCATGATGTATGGCATGGGTGTAAACAAGCTGTCCGAACAACTGGATGTATCGGTTGAAGAAGCGAAGAGCCTGACCAAGCAATACCATGACCGCGTTCCCTTTGTTAAAGGACTCATGACGGGCGTGATGAACCGGCTGAACGAGAAGTCGAGTGGTGGTTCGCTGCACTCGCTGCTTGGCCGTAAGTGTCGCTTCGATCTGTGGGAACCCGATACCTTTGCCATGAACAAGGCGCTGCCTTACCGGGAAGCGGTAGACGAATATGGGCCCACGACCCGTCTTAAACGTGCCTACACCTACAAGGCGCTCAATCGTTTAATCCAAGCATCTGCTGCGGATATGACGAAAAAAGCGATGGTCGATCTGTACAAGCAGGGAATACTGCCCATGCTTCAGATACACGATGAGATTGCTATGTCTGTAAAGACAGTGGATGAAGCCAATGCCGTAGCCAAAGTTATGGAAGAAGCTGTACCGCTCGAAGTGCCGTCAAAATGCGACGTAGAGATAGGCCCCTCATGGGGTGAAGCTAAGTGATTTCTTGCATTCTTATATATCTTCGTATATTATCGTAGATATCCGGGGGCACTGGAGATAGGTTTAATGGATACAACACGCTGGAAAAGCATCCTCGTTCCACGAGAGGTGTACGAAGAGATTAAAGAGCTTTCGAAAAAGGAAGGCAGAACCATTGGCGGACAGCTACGGCTAGTGTTCGAGTGGTACATGGAGACTGCAAATGATAGAAGCACAGGGGAAACAGGGACAGTTTCACAGAAATCTGGTAAAAAATAAGTGCCCGAAGTGTGAGCAAAACCTTGAAGTTACTGGCAAGACTGACACACAGCTATTCCGCAGGTGCAAATCCTGCCAACTTTCTATTGTCGATCCCCTCTCTGGTGGCGAATATCCTGAAGATGTTTGCGAAATATGCGATTAAGTGTTGCTTATCCCATACCGACATGTTTATACTACGCTTGAACATGGTAAGCATGTTCTCCGTAGTTGACCCTGACCCCAGTACGGTTGCCCCCGGCTGGGGTCATTCTTTTTAGAAAGAGGAAACTATGGCAGATATGATCTTTGTTAATGGCCTACGCGCAAGTAAACCCCGCGATAAAGCGCCAGACTTCGTTAAAGCAGACCTCAGTATGAATCGCGTTGAACTCATCACGTGGCTCGAAGCACAGTCCGGCGAGTGGCTGAACGCGCAAATCTTAGATAGCAAAAATAAACCCGGCACGTGGTACGTGAAGCTGGATACCTACGAGGCCGACAAACAGGAGTGAACTATGGATGACCTAAATCTACGTGTGTCGGAAATACCTTGGGTATATGCCGTCAATCAAATCAACAAAGCCGTCACCGACTTCCAAGACCAACTAGAAAAAAGCGGTAACGAAGAAGACCTCAAGCGCAGCGCAGAAATCGAGAAGTGCTGGCAACGTATCATCCAAGGTTGACATTACCTTATAAAATCCCATACACTACTCCTTGTAACCCTACACGGAGAACGTTATGAAAGACCTGATTACAATCGAAGAAGTTTGCTCACTCGCAAAGGTGAGCAAGCCGACCGTCTACCGAAAGGTAAAGCTGGGCGAGTTCCCAGCACCGGTCAAAGTCCCAACCACCGCGACCCGCGGGCCAAAGATGGTAAACCGTTGGGAACGCAACGCAGTGTTAAGCCACTGCATTCAAAATGTGCAACGCGCAGCAACCGCAGCAGTCAACATCCCAGTTGAAGATACTGACGCACACTGGGACACGGCCCCCGAACCATGGTACGTGGAACATAAGTTTGTTCTACAAGCTGTCGTTGGCGGAACCCTTGCAGCATTAGCAGTGTGGTACTTCCAATGAAGATACTAACCATCGACATGCACCCGTCCGTCGGGTCGCAGCTAAACTACAAAATCGAATCATGGGAATGGCGCAAAGAAGTCATCGAAATGGTTTTGGATAACGGCAAGGTCGTTCAGCTAAATCCATCCTATGTCATCGCAGCTATCTTAGAGGAACGTGAAGACGAACCCGAAGAGACCGAAGACGATGAACGGTAAACGTCCACTAATCCTACGCCTCAAAGACGGCAGCTTGCCCGATCAATCATGCTACGACCTCTGCTCCTTCTGGGCAGAAGAAGATGAATGGGAAGGCAAGCCCAACGCAGACTACTGGCAACAGCAAGCCAAAGACTATGCGTGGAGCATTAAGCTTGGTCTGAAGGCGTGGGTATCCTCACCCGCCATCGAAAACCGATTAGCCGAAGAAGAAACACATTGGAAGGACAACACCTACCAGTGGGAAGACCGCATGGATTACTTCACGGCTCACGAGACAGCCTCTATATAAAAGGTGGCCCGACCCCCGACTTTGATTCAGGGGTCATAACTCCCCCGACTTTAGGAGTGGCAGAGGCCGGGCCGGGGTCCAGTATACAAGAAACACATGCGGCAGGTCGCGGCCCACGGTACAAATTAAACGCCGTTTACTTATATATAGAGCAAAATATAAAAATAAATTTTTTGGTGAAAATAGGTGTAACCGGTGTAACCGTGTAACCAGAGCAATCAAAGCCTTGTTATATATAGAGATTTTAAGTTACATAAGTGAAAAACAAAAATGTAACCGTGCCAGAGTTTATGTAACCAGAAAGGGCAAGATTGCGTATAAGGGCGCTAAATGATTTTTTTTTATAATTTTATTTTCTTGTCTATATATGACAAAGGGGGCTAAGTTATGGCAAACTATCGCCAAATAACTGGAGAATTACATGCCTAGTAAATCTGTTGCTCCCGCTGCCAAGAAGAAGGTGGGAAGACCTAAAGCAACCAAAGCGCAGCCGCTTACCCGAAAGCAAGAATTGTTTGTGAAAGAACTGGTGTCGAAGGATGGCCAGATAACTATGCGAGAGGCAGCAATCAATGCTGGATACCCCGCAGGGTCCGCGCACACTAGAGCGTATGAATTAACCAACCCGAACATAAGCCCGCATGTTGTGTCTGCCATACAGGCATATCGTGCAGAGTTAGACGAAAAGTTTGGAGTCAACTACCAACGCCACTTGCGTGATCTGCAAACGATCCGTGACATGGCATTAAACAACGGCGCGTACAGCGCAGCCGTACAAGCAGAGTACCGACGTGGGCAAGCGCAAGGTGACATCTATGTAAGTAAGAGTGAGATACGCACTGGCAGCATCGACAGCATGAGCAAAGATGAAGTGTTGAAGGCGCTCAAGGAGATAAAACAAAGCTATGCCCCGATCACTATCGACGTTACTCCCGAAGGAGAGAGCAATTCCCAGAACCGCGACAAAGCGAGAGGCCGACTTTTGGAGGCAGATGAAGACGGGGATGGAGAAGACTGGGAGGAACTTGAAGGCGACACGGCTTGAAACGTGGGCGATGCCCGGTGTGCCGGATGTCGTGTTATGTGATGAGCTTGGTAACTTTCATTTTGTAGAACTCAAGGCGACCGCAGGTAACGCGGTAGACCTGAGACCCCACCAAGTTGCGTGGCTTACTAACCATGGTCACGGCAGTGTCTGGGTCATGATTAAAAAACACAAAACCAAAAATCAGCCTGAACAAATTTTTTTATACCGCGGGGCGGAAGCTGTTGACCTAAAGATGGAAGGGTTAAAGGTTCGCCCGTACTATCACGAGGCAGGCTCAGTGGACTGGCCCAAAGTTTTTGACTTGATCTGTCCCACAACATCGCATACAATCCCATAGTCAATAAAAACTACGGAGGTTGAAATGACAGCTATTGAAAAAGACCGGTTCGATTCGAGCCTTTATGACCAACGCCATGGCGGGCCCTATGATCGTGGGGGCGCTGACTATTATTATGGGCGGAAATTCGAGCCGCATTACTACACCGGCGCAACGTACAGCAGCGACAAAGTAGAAATGAAAGATATGAGCGCGGAAGAAATCGCCGCTTATACTCGTGGATATAACGCTGCCGAAGAAGACGGCACACAAAAGGATTGGGGCGAATAATGTTTTTTCTTTTTAAATGGTGGGCGCAGCTTAAATATGGTTCGGATGCTGTAGAAGAATTTGAGCGCAATAGAACGCAACCGCGACCGCAGAAACGACCGCAGCAGCGCGTCAAAAGAAAACCGATTAAACGGTAAAAAATTAGCCCGGTTGACTCCGGGCTTTTTTATGTCGTATAGTATGCGATGTATCTTATACAACTACGGGGGCAAACCATGTTGAAAACTGTTGAATTGAGTAGAGCCGAAAAAACTAAAGGTATCGCAGTAACCTACCGCGCTGGCGACGGGGAAAAATATGCGACATGTCCGGCAGCTTGCAAAATGAATTGCAGCGGTAAAGGATCGCGCAAGGTTGATCCG